GGCCCTACTGGAGTGGACGGTGCGGGCGGGACTCGGGCCGGTGTTCGTACAGCAGGCGATGGACCACGACTTCACCGCCGAGGAGGTGGGGTCGCTCCTCGCGCTCTCGTTCGACCCGGAGAAAGACCCGGTTCACAACACCCTCTACGATACCTTGGTGTACGACTATGCCGAACGATAAGGAGAACTGGATTCAGGAGAAGCGACTGGAGGAAGAAGGCTGGTCCCTGAAAGACCGCGACATCAGCATCCACAACTCGGACGAGACACCGAGACACCTGACCCTGAAAGCGATGGTGGCGCTGAAGTTGACTCGGATGGGTCGCCCGTGGGAGTGCGAGGCGGAGTTCCCCGGGAAGGGCGTGATTGATGTACTGGCGTGGGGGTCGGGCGGGAAGGCGACCGCCTACGAGGTCGAGACGGCCTACTCCCCACAGAAGGCGCGGGACAAAGCCGACCAGTACGCGGGCGGGGAGATACGGGATGTCATCGTGATACCCGTACAGGAGGCCCCCGAGACACCCGGAGAGATGCTCGACTGGCTTGACCAGTACGTCGTATGAACAACCCTCTCTGCCCTCGGTGCGATGACCACCCCGAACTGGAGTTCTCGCACCCCGTCGCCCTTCAATGCCCGGAGTGCGGCTACTACTGGTCCATATGAGCGCCCACGCTCTCGGTATTTTTATACCGCCAGCGGTACAACCGGCAGATGGAGATAGTCGATGGGTGGCATCACCCGCCGAACGAGGATGGTCAAAATCTATGGGAAGCAAGAAGGTCAAATCAGTATCGGTCGATGAAGACATCGCGGAGGCGGTGGACTCCGACGACAGCATCAACCTCTCGGGACTGGTCAACGAGTTCCTGAAGTCCTACTTTACGAGTGGCGAGTCCCACCGAAGCGCCATACAAACGCGCCTCGACCAGATAGAGGAGGAGATAGACGAGACACAAGACCGACTCGACCAACTCCGAAAGGAGCGTCAACGACTGGAGGAACTACTGGAGCAAGAGGAAGCCGAACTTGAACCGATGCGCCGGAAGTGTGTGGACCTATTCTACGGTCGAGACGTGGAACCCGATAACCCCGGGGTCGAGAACTGGGCCGTCAAGATGGGGATGACACCGAAGCAACTACTCGAAAGCGTCCCCGAGTGGGCCGAGGAGTATGGGGAGGAGCCTCTGGAGTCGGGCGAGTCCGGGGGTCCGACTGCCGAAGACCTACACACACAACCCCGCGAGTAGGTCACGTCACCTTTCTCGCGTAGTCGAACGCGGCGGTGTCCGTCGATGGGTCGCCGGAATATGAACTCGGGTCTTGGTCAACGTAGAACCACATATATTCCGCCTTGTACTCCGAGTCCTCGCCGGTTATCGGCCCGATGATTGTATCGCCATCAGGTTCCTGAACTTCGACCGTTATCGTCCCGTCAGAACCCCAGTCAACGAAGAACTGAATCCACTCGCCAAGGTACTCCTGTGGGACGGATTCGGGTGTACTTGCGAGTAGGGTCGCATCCCCACCGATGTTCTTGTTCAGGTTCGTCTCGACGTTGCTGTTGCGGTTCGGCCCCGCACAGTAGATGTAGTAGCACTCTTCAGGCTCACCATCACTCTCTATGTTGGTCCCCGATGGTGCGCCCCACCCGATGTCGATGTTGGCGAAGTCATCGGCGTAGAACGATGCGGCGAAGGTGCTTCCCGGTTCGGGGTACGCTGGCAGGCCATCGCCTCCCCGAGAACCGATGCCGTGTTTGCTACCTCCCGTATAGAGGAGTGCGTACTGGCCCTCATAGACAGGAGACTGCGTGATTGCGAACTCGCTTAATGCCCCCTCGTACGGGTCGAGGTTCCCGCGCTCGAAGTCGTCGATAACGACGCCGCCACCGAGTCCCCGGTCCTTGATGTAGGCGAAGTCGGAGTCGCCGGAGTCGTTTACGAGGTTGCCTGCCGCGTACACGAAGTCGTTCTCGACCGGCGCTCCGGTGGCGACCACCTCACCCTTCTGTTTTACGAACGTCATCGTTACACCGCGAGGGAGACACTATTGAGCGTAGGTGTCACTTCAGGGTTGCTCGTCTGCATCCGAACACCGACCCGGAAGTCCTGATGGGAGTCCGTCCACGAGAGCGCATATGACGTGGACCCGTCGAGTTGTTGGGTCACGGTTTCCTCGCTCGCCGTCCCGGGCGACCCGATGACATCCACGATGATGTCCTGCGAGTTGAGGGTGTAGTCCATCCCAGTAAGGTCGGGTTGGCCCGTCGAACCGGACGATTTGGTGTCCGTGACCAGTTCGGACTCTCCGAATACCGTGTCGTATATCTGCTGGAGTTCGGACGAGGTGAGGGTCCGACCGAAGACCATCCACGGCCCCCAGTTCCCATCAGCGTGGCGGTCGATGCTGCTTTTTTCCGTGTGGCGTCGTTCCAGTATGTAGTCGTCCTGCCCCGAGAACGAGTCGGTGTGAATCACGGACCCGTCGAGGATGTGTTGAACGTCATTACTCCCGTTGTCGTAGCCGAACCCAGTCATATGCCACGCACCGGATGTGAACGATGTCCCCGAAGATTGGTAGGAGTTGCCATCGTACCACCGAGTTTCAAAGCCATCTAACTGCTGGTACTTCTCCAGTTCGCCCGTGTTCCTCAGGGAACAGACCTGTGTCCCGCTGTCACTCGTTTTGTGGAAGTGAATCACCGTCCACGACCCGGTGTGAAGTGAGTTCGTACCACCTCCTTCGAGGTCCATATATCCTTTATCCGATTTGGTGAACACCCACGCATTTGTGCCGAGGAGGCCAGTCCCACCCGGAACCGGCTTTCCGGTGTCGAATGTATCCGCGATGAAATCATTTCCAGCCTCGAAGTCGTAGCACCTGTCGCCGCTCGACTCTTGGTACAGCCAGTAGCCGCTTAGGGCCGTAGGGAGTGGTGGGTTCTCGCGCCCGAATCCCTTTTTCAGTAGGCTGGCATCGTTGTGGGAGGTGTTCGATGTGTTCTCGTGAACCATCCCGGTGTCGGTCACGGCGGTATCCCAGTCAGTCGCCGCCTCCCAAGTTATCGTTTGCTGTTGGGCGAACTGGACGTTGGCTATCCCATCGAGGTCATCGAGCGGCATTTTACACCTCCACCTGACCGTGGGCGGTCGCAAAGATGTCCTGCGAACTCCCGGTTCCGGCGTTGAAGTTTCCGTTGTCTACGAGGATGGCGACCGTTTGCTCGGCCCCGCTCGTGTTTTGATACGAGGCCAGCGGGTCGCCTTTTTGGTCGGACTTGAGTGTCCCGTCGCCATCGACTACGACTGTCTGGAGGGTCGCCGCTCCAGCGTTGTCGAGGGTGGCGATAACGAGGTCGAGGTCGGTCGGGGCGGCTTGCCCATCCGCGAGGATAAGCCCGGCCTGATACACCGCGAAGGTGCGAGTGTCCTCCAGTTGGGTGATGTAGGCGACACCCGCGTTCCCTGCGGCGACCGCGCCGGATTCATCCGTGTTGAACTCCTCGTCGTTGATGCCGACCGCCGCCGCACCACCTGAGGTGAACCAGTTGGTCCCGTCCGACTCCAGTAGGAGTTGTGCCGAGTCCGATGCTATCTGCTTCGAGGAAAGGCCGTCGATGGTTTCGGTCCCTTCGGTGGCGACGGTGATGGGGTTCGCTTCAGACGATGCGCCCACGTCGATGAGGGTGATACCGTGACCATCGTAGGCGTCAGCGGAGGCGAGTGTGATGGTGAGTCCTCCGGTCCCGCTCGGGTCGATGAACAGGATGTCCTCGCCGCTGGTCGTGTAGTTGGCCGACACCGAGTTCGTCTTTACGTCCCCGCCGACCCGCCGCTCCAGTCCGGCATCATCCTGCGAGTAGAGGAACCCGTCCGACTTGGGGTATAACTGCGCGTACCCCGCGCTCGGGGTCGCTGGAGTCGCCACCTCCTGAAAGGTCTGTGCGGCATCGAAGGTGTGGCCGCCAGTCCACGTCGGCGTGATAGAGAGGTCCAGTTCGCTGGTCCCGATGCCATCGACCACTATGTCGAGTGTCGCGCTCCCACCGAGTCCGATGCTGGCGTTGGTGGTCGAGAGTCCGTTTCCGGCGCTGACCGTAATGGTCGAGTTCGACAGGTCGGAGTTCGCCAGCGGGTAGGCGTTCGCCTCGGTGTCGGTGGCGATGGCGAGGGGGTAGGCCGATATTTGGGCCGCTTCCTGAAGTTCATCGAGTGCGGCATCGACGTTGTTCACGCCGTACACGCCGGTCGAGTCATCGTAGTGTGTCTCCTCGGCTTCGTTCGAGAACTGTGCCCTCCAGTTGAACAGGTCCGTACCCCGGGTGAACGGGGCATCGAAGTTGGCGGTGACTTTCAGAACCGCGAGGAGCATCTCCCCACCCTGAAGGTCCGGCGGTTCAGGTGTTGCGCTCGGCGTCCCTTCACGAGTCCCGACCGAGGAAGTGGCGGTGTCAAAGTACACGATGTCCCACCGGGGGTCGTTGGCATCCCCGACCGAGACGGTTGTGGTGGTCGAACTCCCGAGGGTGTAGTTTGACCCGACATAGAAGATGGTCCCCGGGGCGACGGACACCTCTCGGTTGTTCGCCGTGGCGGTCACTTCCATCTCGGTGGACTCGGTGACTCCGTTCCCGGCGAGGGACTCGGTGACGGACCTCCACATCACCTCGAATAGCGGAGTCCCCTGCGGCCACTCGACTTTCGCGGCGCTTGGCATACGTCCCGTGATGGTTCGGAGGGCCTTAGCCGGTGCGGGAACTCCCGATTAGGCCCGTTTCCGCTCATCGCCGCGCATTTGGCTCGTGTGCGGTTTTTGGACAGGTCCGACCGATTACACCCGCCGTAGAATCAAATAGGCGTATATAAAAGTACCGATTAGGCCCAAACCCTATGTAATTGTACCCCCGATTAGTTAACAGTACCGATTACACCACTCGGAAGATGGTTCGGGCGTTGAACGGGAATTGGTCGGTTTTCTCGAACGGGTCGAACGTCGCCAGCATCAAAGCGTTCCCCTGATTGTCGAACACGGCTATCTCACCGAGGTCCACAGGTTGACCCGCAGGCTCGTTCTGCGTGATATGGACCTCGGCCTCGATGCGCTCGTTTGCCACCGAGCGAAGTGCGTTCTTCCGGTACACCTCGGAGGTGAGTCCCGAGTCGGTCTTACTGAAGTCGGTGGTTCCTGTCCCGAACGCGATTTCGTTGATGCCGATGGTTTCGCCGGGCGACCGGATGGAGTCCCGAACTGCCGTCTCTCCATCCTCAGGGACGACCTGACCACCGATGCCACTCCCCGTGACGGTGAAGGTGATGTCCACCCGAACCTCGTCCTCGACGGTGAGCGACACCGACTCGGTAAGACGGCACATCAGGTTCCCGCCCTGCGACTCGACTCCATACTCCTCGGCGCTCCCGAGAGGGTGTTCGTTGAACCGATGGTCGGCCCGGGACCGCACCTCGTTGTAGGCATCCGCCACCCCGTAGGCGGCGACCGACGAGTGTTCCGACTCCAGCGCCGTGTCACCCACGGCGGCATCCCCCGACCCGGACCCGATGAGTCCCCGGTCGATGGACCCGGCAGATTCCCCGTTGAGGGAGTCCCGAACTGCCGTCCGGCCATCGGCGGTGAAGGTGGCGGTCGCCGCCGCGCTCGACTGGAGAGTCCAACTCCCTCGCACATCCCCTGAAACACCGCGCCCGCTCCCGTGTTCGGCGTTCGGGTGTCCCGAGATAAGTGCGTTCTGGAGGTCCCGTGTGTACACCTCCAGCGACACCGCGATGTCGATGGTGTTGTTTCCGAACGAGAGGTTGCGTTGTCGGTCCCGCGAGAGTTCCACGAACCGGGTATCTATCTGGCGGGTCCGGCGCGTGTTATCCGATACGTAGTCCTGAACGTCTCGACCCATCTATATCTGAAGCCCCGCAGGTGCCCAACATACTGTCTCGTTCCCGATGCCGTTGATGGCGTAGTCGTGGCACACGTACTCGTTTTTCGAGAGTGTGAACGACACCGTGGTACTGGAGTTGGCGAACAAGTACTCGGTCGTGGACCGGATGGCATTTCCGTCCTCGGTGAGCGTTAGGGTCTTCTCACCCGGGATACTGGAGGTGTTCTCGACATCGACCGAGATGGTGATGTCGGCGTACACGGTGACTACGTTATCCGGGTCGTCGGTGCGGAAGTTGGTGACGTTAAAGATGGGTTCTCCGCTGGAGGGGGCGGCCTCCGAGAAGTGTACCTCGACACCCTTCACCTCGATGCCGTCCTTCGGGATTGACTGGCCGTTCGCTCCGACGCCTGCCTCTTTGTACACCTTTACCCCGGCGGTACTCTCCTGACCGCCGGACCCACCGATGACCGTTTGTGAGTTGAAGGCTGACTTCCACTCCTGATAGGAGGAGTAGTTCGACAGGTCGCCCACGAACGAGGAATAGTCGGCATACTGGCCCTGTATCTTGCTGATGAGGTTATCTGCCTCGATGCTGGTCAGGCCGTTGTTCGTTAGGAAGGTCTTGAACTCGGTGTAGTCGGCGGAGTTGTTTGCCCCATCTACGAAGTCCGACCACGTAATATCGTTCGCCTTCAACGAGTCTATGTCCTCCTTCACCTCGGACACATCGGTACTCGGTCGCTTTAGGCCCGCCCAAACCTTCTTTTGCTCTTGGTCAAGTGCCATCTGTTATCCCTCGTAGTGGCCGCTCATTTTGAGAGTGGGGTAGCCGTTCTCGTCTTGCTCGGTCGCATTTACGACGAACTCCCCGATAACGGTATCCCCGGTCGGGGGGTTCCACGTCACCGGGACCACCTCACCGACACGGACCTGCGAATAGGTGGTGTCGGCTATCGTGAAGGTGAGTGCGGTGTCGTCCCACGCATTTTTGGCGAGGTATCCTCGCCCCCGTTGCTCGGCCTCCGCATCCGTCTGGATGCCCTTGTCGGTGATGGGTTCCTGCCGACTCGACACGCCGTAGAACTCGATGCTGGAGTCGGCGCTGACGGTCACTTGGATGTTTCCGCTCCCCTGAACCGTCACC